GGGAGATCACGTTTCTTCTGTTTGGGTTTAAGCTCAATCTCCTCTTTAACTTCTTCATCATCTTCTACTGAGTTGACATCTTCCGGGATGTCATTCAAATTTAAATCATTCACTTTATTAGTTAGGAATATGCATCGATCATGATGTATTTCGTTATTGGCACTGGTGGCAATCTCTAAACTATATTGACTCAACGGTGCTATATAGGTTGAATATGTGATACGAGATAAGCCACTCTGCTTAGTCAAAGTCTGTTGATAAGTACCAAAATTTTGAGTTTCAGTGTTAGTAATGAAAAATGGTCCTTCTTCATCTGGGCTGAATTGAGCGACGGCGGTGGCACCTGTATCAGTTGAAGATTCGAACATATAAGATTTGTAAGATTGGTCTAATTTTACAATTATAACGGTGGGAGAACTACCTCCTTTAAAGAATACATTAATAGGTTTATTAGTAGTTAATTCATCGTAATATATAGGTATTTTGGCAAAGGTTGTAGTATTAGCTAGATTTATAGATTGGAATGCCCAGATTGGTGTGGTGTTCGTAATAGTAACGGGTGTGCCATTATACTTGGCAACTTTTTCGTCATTTTCATATTCTACATCAATATATGCACCAAATGGTATTTCAGAAGATATATTAACATTAACAACGGTTGAATTAATCTTCCTTGGTAAATTTTCATATGTTATTAAACCAGTATTAAAATAGGTAGAATTAGCACCAATTGGATTTTTCAATTCAAAACACCATGTAACATAGAAATACCCAGGTACTATACGAATATTATTAGATTTACATCCTATAGCCAAGGCAGTAAAGATAAATGGATTAGATTCTTGGTTGAAAGCACCACCTACACGATATAAATTAAATTGTAAATTAGTTTTAGGTCGAATAGTGACAGTATGTGGCGCATAGCATTGGGTTAAGAAACCACCATTTGATGTTCTTAAAGATTGTTGAATATTATCATTTTGGATACCTCCATCCCACACTGTACCTCCGATAACATTGCCTTGTTGGTTGACTGAAACTATAGGAACATATGTGACTTTAAATTTTATTGGACGATAATTTTGATAACCTTTAGCTAGAGCAGAAATACGTGTGCCTAACCAGTACACCGGGTTTGCTGGTATAACAGTAATAACTTGTGTGGTTTGTATAGGTGAAGTATTATCATCAGGAATAGTATACATCAGATCTCTGCCTGAAACACGCACTGAGTTGCCAGCCTGCCTAAAAACTTTAAATTTCTTCTTGAATTGTAATGATGTTGCTGCAGCAACTCTTCCCCTCTTGAAAGGTAATGCTCTTCGTAAAGAGACATTACCTTGACGTCTTCTCTTAATTCTCTTTAATCTTTTGGATTTGCGTTTTAAATTTTTGTTTGATTTTGTCAGCTTCTTTGTATTCATTGGAAATATTTTTTATAAGAGGTCCTGGAACTATCAATTCATTAACATGGACTTTATCATACGTTTTATAAAATTCTTCAGTATTATTTAAATTATAAAATTTATCAACTAAATTACAAACAATAGAATCCCCTCTACTTTTTAAATTATTAATTGCATCATAATATTCATTTAAATCATTTTTAGTTATATTAAATTTATCGAATAACATATTTTCAAAAATTTCATTAAAATCAGCTCTTTCGTCTTCACTACATTTTAAGTTCTTGCGTTTGTACTTCTGTAATTCCATAAACTTTACAATTCGTTTGTTATATCGATGTGCATGATATTTCTTTAACTGGATTGTTTTTTCAGACGCTACTAGATCTAAACATTTTAAGTAATATTTGGAGTAAAAATCAATATCTATAGTATCTATATAACCGCATAAAGAGACCTCTTGAGCTAGTCTCTGAGAATATGCGTAAAATAAATCAGGGCTATTAAAACAATTTGAAATAGTATATGGTACTAATTGGCAAAATCGCTCTGGTTTTCTTACAAGCATACAATTATGAGTCTTTTTATTATACAATAAATAACATGATAGATATTCTGCACCAGTAATATCATTATATACATCAAATATTTTACAAATCTGTCCTAAACCGTGTTCAGCATTCGAATCAGACTTCGCATATACATACTTCAAGGCTGTATTTTGGTATTCAGATAACAAAGACCTATTCATGAAATTAATTTGATCATCACCAAAGACTTCAAAAGGGAAAGTCTTACCCATTTTATATTGAATAAAATGTATATAACAAGCTGAACGTAAAGTGTTTCCAAAACAAGTTGTCATACGGCCGGACATTTGTGTACCCTCTATGTGGTATTCTAACATACCTTTACTATCTACAATTTTTTGTTTATTTTGTTTTATATACGTCATATACATATTATAATCAAATATATCTAACAATTTTGGTCTGTTTTTTAAAACCAGTTCGAGAAAATACGAATCAATTGCATCTAAAAACTCTTTATGTTGAGTAGAATCAAAGGCTGAACCATCAGCAGATACAACAACAGCATTGGGCCCAAGTTCTTTGATCCATTGGCTAAACTTGTTCGCTCGTGTTACATTGTCATGGCCAGGACCACACCATGGTTGTTCATGTAACACTTTCATAGCTTCTTCTGTAACTAACCCTAATACAACTTTACCTACAGATTGTTGCGCATTGATGGAACGAGCTTTAGTTTTAGGTTCGGAGTAATTTATATACATTTTCTCATCACTCTTAGGGTGTGTTTTATAAGTGAGTTTAGTCGACGCTCCTTTCATCAACAAATTATATGCGTTTTCGTATTCATGACGTTTACCACCCAATTTAGAAAAATATTCATCTATAGTGATTGTAGGTTTATCATAGTTATTTACATAGTAATTGGATATAATCTCGTCAATCCATCGCTGCGACTCCTTTATAAATTCATTTTTTATAGTTTCATCATAAGTTATACCAGATTGCACCTGTCTATATACAGCTTCTATTAAACAACGCTTACATTTATGTAATTTGATAGGTCTATTATCTTTAATGATACGACCGTTAATTTGAGGTAATATACGCGTCATAGGTTCGTTATCTTTATCAAGGTGCCTATTACAATAACAATCAGACGGCAATTTATTTATAGTATATTTAATAAAAGCACGAAGGCTATATTTTTCTTTTATACATTGAGGTAAAGACTCATAATTTATTTTATCATCTTTTAATTGCTTTAATTGTACAAGAAATGTATACATATCAGATACATTATTTATACTACAACCCCCGTAAACAAAGGTATTCATATCTAAAGCTGTAACAAACGGATTAAATAATTTTGTAATTCGGAAAAACATGGCCAATTTATCCTTTTGCAAAAATCTAGTTACTAGTGTGAATAGATTAGTGGATTCATAAAGGGCATCTTTAAAAATTTCTAAGCTATCTTTAATATGTTCAC